TCTCAGCCCAGATAACTTTACTCATGATGTAAGGCTTCCTAGCTCTTTGATTGCCTTCAGAACAATATCAGCCTGACGTTGGCGAGTTTCTTCATCTGCCAAGTCCATCGCTAAGATAGCCTGTAGTTGCTTAACCGCTAACTCAGCCTCTTTGATCTTCATATCGGCTTCTTGCTGGCGTGTTTTCATCGCCATCTCAAGACCCTTACGAGTGTACTCAGCCTCTAACGACTGACGCTCTAGCTGCAACTTAGCAGCCTCAATCTCGCTCTTAGCTTGAGTCTTTTCTCGCTCTACCTCAGCAAATATCTTAGTAGCCTCTGCTTGCTGATCCGGTGAAGGAGGCTGTGGCTGTGACAACTTCTCGTTAATCTCTGGCGTAATCTCGTTAAGGAAAGCGTTAGCATCCTTAAAACCAGCCGATTCAATCAGTCGTGCCAACGTATCTCGATACTGAGCCACAGATACCAGAGGATTTGATGGGCCAAACTGAGTCAGAATCTGCTCTTGCTTGGCTAGAATCATTTGCAACATGGCTAGCTTCTGCTCACGATCACCTGAACCCAAACCCACGTTAATCGCTACGTCGTACTGGTTAGTCCATGTTCTCGGATCAAACGTTACGAACTTGCCACGCATACGGACAATCTTTGCCGTATCTTGATACTTGCCCAATAGGTGCAGAATCCCCTTAAACAGCGACTTTACGCCTGTCTCAGCAAAGATTCGCGCTATTAACTCCAGCTTGCCAGAGTTCGACTTCATCATCGCAGCAATGGCTGTAGCGGAAACATTGTTCAGTACGTCAGGGTCAAGACCTTGTTGCTGATCGCTAACACCAGTACGTTTAGCCTGTACGCCATCCATGTACTCAAGCAATGGGAAAGCCTGAGCCGTTACCGCAGGAACCTCGATAGGCGCAATCGCACCAACAGACTTCATGCGGATAACACCACCCGGAGTAGCGTTTAGAACGTCATCCAAATTCACCTGACCATCAACCACGCCAATACGAGCATTGTTCGTCAGATACAGGTTATCCAGCATTTGACGAGTCACGGTGGACTTGATTAGCTGGATGTCCATTGTCCGGTCTGCCAACGACTGACCAAAGAACTTATGCGGGATCGGAATTGGACACAGGCTGTGGAACGGAACTAAGTCACATTCCTCGTCATCTAGGATTTCGTTGCCAGAATAGGTAATCTTCCGCAGTTCAGCAATTCCGTCACCGTTAACGTCAATGCGGATATAGCACTCGTAGACCTCGACCACCTGCATCGTGTAGTCAAGGCTAATGTTCTCATCAGGCTGTTCACCCTGACTGAATCGAGCAATACGCTCTGTCGTGTACTGGAGATCATCATAGCTAGGCAAGCCATCAATAATGTCCTTGTCAAAGCCCATAGCCGCTAGTTCGCTACGAGTCATCAACTTACGATGAGCCACAAACGGGCTATCTTCAATCGTTCTAGCCGACTTGCTAATCAGGAATTCTTCAGGCGGTACGTTCTCAATCTTGACGCAACCGTATTTCTTGACCTTCTTGACCTTGACCGAATACAACGGAATCTGAATCGGCATCCCCATCGGATCAATGCCACCATCGATCAACTCGACATTCTGGCTGGTCACCTCAATGGCAGGATCAGATAGCAGCATGGCTAGCTCATCCTCGGTCAGATTCTTGTAGCTTTCCTTGTTAACATCTTCTTTGGCATCCCAATAGGCTTTGACCACGCCAACCTTTGCCATTAGCGCATCTTTGAACCAGTTATGCAGGATGATTAGCCCATCGTTCTCACGATAAAAGACCCAATTACAGTAGTCTGTGGCTTGTTTAGCTGACTGCTCGTCATCAGGAGTCTGAGGCTCGAAACTGACAATATCCTCGGTGGTGGTGAATACCCGGATAAGTTGAGGCAAAGCACCATCGATAGCCTCTGCTACCTCGCCAGTTACGATCTGGCTTCTGCCTTCTACCTCGTTGCCATACGGATAACGAAGATAGTATTCAAGAGCCTTAGCCCTCTGGTCGGTCGTTTCGGTGTCGATGTATCCAATCGAGTTATCAATCTCGTTATCTAGGATACTTTTGATTTCACCTTGATCCATCTTCATAGCAAACCCCTAAGATTTTGCCAATTATACAATCCATTTCGTCGAAATTGGCAATGCTGACTGCCATGATGAATCAGTCTCGTCAAGACCTATCGCTAGGTAACGGAAGGCATCAGAGTAGTGGCTAGACCAGTCATGCAAAGGCTTCTCATAGAATATCTGCCTACGCTCGTCATGTTCTCGACGGTAGTTCCGTAGCGCATCTAGTCCGTTCTTGACCTTTGGATTGAACCAGCATCTCGGCAACATACGTCGCACAGCCTGTATCCCGTCGGCAACGCTAAGTCTCGGAGCAACCCTGATGTTAAGTCCAGCTTCCTCCAGCACTTCCTTACGACTCTTGCCTGTTCCGAGTTCTCTAACCTGTACGTCATGGGGCAGGATTTGCTCATATTTCTCATAGCCGTTATCCCTTAGCCAGCCCACGTACCAGTCCAGACCTACGCCATGATTCTCGATGCAGTCAATAAGTCTGACCTCTTTCCCTGCCAGTTGAGCAATCCAAATCGCAGTCGAATCACCCATGCCCAAATCCCAAGCAGCGTAGCTACGGCACAGACTATCGTTAGGAAAGTCGCTAATACGACCATTGCTCTCAAGATCGTTAATGAGCTTGCCATAGTAAGACCCCTCAACCGCTGCGTTAAAGGAACACTCGAACTCTTGGTTATACCTGTCCTCACCCATCTCTCGATAGGCTGCTTTGAGTTCCTCGTTAGGTAATACGCCTGTCTGGCTAGCCTTGAACTCTAGGAACTTCCAGCCTTCCTCAGACTTGGCTCTATCCGCTAACTCAGCGAAATGGTTATTGCCTTTAGGAGTGCCAATGAACAGACACCAGCCAAGACGATCTGCCAAGGCTGGGCGTAGGATTTCATTCCAAATTTTAGGGTTTTGGTCGCCAATCTCGTCGAGACAAACTCCGTCGTAGTACTGACCACGAAGAGAATCGGGATTATCAGACCCATAAAGACTAATGCGACGCCCATAAAAATCAACCCGTAACTCAGCAATGTTGACAGTTGCATTTAGTGGTCTCGTATATTCAAGTAGGTAATCCCAAGCAATACGTTTAGCCTGACCGTATGTTGGGGCTATGTAAGCAAACCGAGGATTCGGCTTATCACACTCTATTGCTGATTTGATAAGATGATTGATTGCTGCGACAGTTTTTCCAAATCGCCTGTGCATAACTCCGACAACAAATCGGTGGCTGTCCATAGCCTCATGCAACTCTAGCTGATGCACTCTAGGTATATACGGAATTACAATTTCTGACATATTCTGCAATCGCTAAGAATGTTTGTGGGTCATTGCAATCCGACTTTAACCTATTCGCTTTCCAAGAAATAACCTTTACGTTGCCTTTAACATAACCCTTCAGGTTATTCATTCTATCTAGCGTAGGCGTAGTTTCTGACTTGGTTCCGAATCCTTTACCAGACAACTTGATCCCAAGAACAGGACAAAACTCAGGTATTTGGCAATCCTCTGGCTCTAAATCAAATGGGATTTGTAGCTTCCTTGCCCTGCTTTTCGCTTCCATCCAGATTGTTCTAGCTGGGTTCTTGTAGTACCTCTGCTTACGCCACTCTGACCATTCTTCCGTCGAACTGTATTCCCGCATACAAGGCTTACAGTACGATCCTCTACCGCTTAATGATCGTTTGTTTGCGTAGAACTCTTCAGGCAGTTTGTATTGCTTGCACTTACCGCAATGATGATGCTCAACACCATCAATCTGCACAATCCTAGTTTTTCTTTCCATCGAACCCTCCAATGGAAATATTTTAATATTTTTCTAAAAAATACTCAACATATTAACTAGGTCATGCAGTCTTTTGATACCCGCAGTTCAGACACTTGCTATTGACCAGAAATGCGCTGCACATAGGGCAGTTTGTCGGCTTATAACTCATTTCTTTCCACCCCACTTGATAACCATCTCTTGAGCTTCCCCATCCTTACCCGTTACCTCTGTCCTAGCCAGTTTAGGTATATGGTACTCAGATA